CCGTTGTCCAGTGAACGAGAACGAGATTTATCCAGAAACGAGAACGAGAAACGAGAGCTTCACCTGCATCCTGAGCACCAGCTGCTGCTGATGGGACCAGTGATGGTTAGTTTAACGAGAACGAGAAAGGTTTGTCAACGACAAACGAGACCTGAGCAGTATCACCTGCTGCGGGTCCCCAGGCCACTGATCAAACAAAGAGGGAAAAGATCAGTGGCCAGGGCACGAGAACGAGAGCTACGCTGCATCAGGACTGGATCCCAGCTCCGTTAGCATCCTTCGCTGGACCATTGGCCATTGTAACGGGAACGAGAACGAGGCAAACGGCACGAGGGAACGAGGATCAGTGAAAACGGACACCGGTCTGTACAGTTTAAGGGTTCTCTTCAAAGGGGTCTCACCCAAGATAATAACTTTACCACCAGCCATAATGTATTTGTTAATCCATACAATTTGCCATTTATTTAGCTTCGGATAACTTAATGAATCTGATTTTAATTCTATCCAAAAAACTTCATTACTCATTACAGCATGAACGTCAGGAATACCATTGATTGTACTAGATTCTACGCGGGTTAAGAAGCAATTAGTCAGTCCTTTTTTTACCTTTTGCCATAGCCTAGTTTCCCCATTTTTATTAGACATGATTAAGTAAGTATTTTATATTTTTAATTTCCTAATTGATTTAATTACTGCTGTTGGAATAATAGTTGTTGCACCAATATTGTCAAACGTTGGTTTATCTTTAGACTTAATGTAATCACTAAATATTCTTGTAATTCCATTTTTTTGACTAAGTAAGTAACCTTTAGATACACATACAGGCAACTGTTCTTTGCTTAAATCTTTTGTGCTGCTCCAACCAGCATCACCTTCGATATCAAGCCACTCTATTTCAACAAACGGATAATCATCAATGATGTTTCCGAGATTCTTAAAATCAAAGTTTAATATTTTAGATTGTTGTCGTTTCTTTTTAGTCATCAATCTCTACCTTAATTTTACCAATTGAAGTGGTGATGGTGGAGTTATGTACTTGGTTAAAAACATCTAACCATTCCGACCAACTAGCTTTCTTCAATTGCTGTAACGTCTTCGGACTCAACCTCAATCGTTTTGGCATTGAAGCCATCGATTTTGTTTGATAGTTCCTCAAGCTTTTTTTCAAGTTGCTCACGTGACATACCCTCCAAACCACTAACAGTCACCTCTTTACGATCCACGTAAGCTCCAGCTAATTGACCTGATCTGTATTCAGCATTTATAGCAGCAGCGTATTGTTTATCTTTTTCGGCTTTGTCAGAAATTCTTTCTAACCTCTTAAATCTTCTAAGGTTGTCACTTTCATATTTCTTTTTTTCAAGATCAAATAATTTATCAAAATAATTTGCAATATGAGGACTGTGTTTTCTAGATAACATTCTAGAAGCAACAGATCCGTAATCTCTCTCATTAGTACACACATAGCCTGCACGCTTTAATGCTTCAGCTTGTGTAATCGAACCCCAATCTTTAACATAGATTTCAACAAACATTTTTTGTTTGGGTGTTAAATCTAATTCAGTTCTTAACGATTTCTTTTTAAGTCCACCAGGCATTATTTTCTACCTTTTGGTTTTTTAGGTGTGAATTTTCTTCTTACTTCACCTCTTGCATAACTATCCGCAGAAGTGTGAGACATATGAATTTTAGCACTATCATATTCATCAGTATAAAGTTTTTGTTTTTCTTTGTTGCCAGGAAATAGTTTTTTAACTCTATCTTTAGCTAACATAAATAATTGTTTTCGCATATTTCTACTATATAGATTATTCTAACCTAATGTAATAGCCCTAAAAAGTTTCGATAGCGTTCCCGCAAGAGTGGTGTATCCCAGATACACCATAGATACACCATAGATACACCACTAAAATTGATTAAAACCATTGGTATAATTGACTAATAGAACATTAGATACACCAGATACACCTCTTTTACCCCCTGAGCACTTTTCTTTTTCAATCACTCTAGATAATCTATATAGTAGAAATTTTTACCCCTCACCAGGACACTATAGATGAACTGAAACTTTATCAATTAAGTTCCACTAATGGCTAACTAAAGCCTAAATTAACAATAACAAAAGGAGATCGTTATGATCATAGAGAAAAACACTAAATACAACCAATACTCGACAAAAGCATTAAGAGATAAAACAAATGATAAATTTGATAGTATCATTTTGCATACCTTTATGCGAATAGCCCATATAAAAAAGCATTATGGAGGTACAAAATCACAATACCTTAATGCTGGACATTTGACCGTTTTGTATACTATCTGGTGTTGGATACCCCTTAAAAATAGACATACTCATTGGTTTACTGTTGCAGAATTGCAACATGCCATTGATAAATATCTTAAGTTTGACATGTCCACATTAAATTTAAACAAATACTTAGAAGACCTGATGATGGGTCAGTTCTTTGATGTAAGAAGAAGTGGACGTGCCTGGAGCTACAGAGTACGTAAAAATGAGGGTGCTGAGTCTAAAAATTAACCGTTGCCCGGTATCCGGTATTCTGTTACAATTTAGCTGTGTTCATTCACAATTGGTTAATTACTCCTGGAGGCTTTTCGAGGAATTGCTCCCTATGTTTTCCTCCGGGAGTTAAATTTGTCCGTCCCCCATGACTAGTCTTCTAATCTTTTTAAATTTTCTTTTAATATTAACTTTTTAATAATTCTTCTCTCCTCTTTACTTCCACATTCTCGATACCTTTTATATAAATCTCGATACCGAATCCAGGATACCTGTAATTTGGTAAAATGTATTTTACCTGTATCTACCATTTTCATGTACTCACCTCTTACAAAATCAGGATCCATGTCAGCACCCCAACAAACGTCTTGAAAGTCAATACTATTACTTACAAACCATTTATGGGAGTCATGTTTATGGTAAGTTTCTTTTTTAAAACCAGATGAAGTTACTGCGTCCTCTAACGCCTGCACAAGTATAGCTTGGAATAGTCTCTGTTCTGCAAAAGCTTTAGGTTTTACAATCTCCAGGCTCAATTTAATGCCCAAAAATTTTAGTAAGCTGGGAGCACAGTTCATAGGCTTTCCTCTTATCCAATGGAGTATTTTTACGCTTCCGACCACGGCCTCTAGCAGGAGTCCTTACATAAACATCGATATACAAATCCCACATACGCTCAAGGTAATACATCCGGTCCTCACCAGACATAATTTCCATCAGAATTATAGATTCTTTAATTAATCTTTTTTGGGTAATATCCATTTGCATAACCACGATGCGGGAAAAGATATGGATGTAGTAATGACACCGTGGTTAAGCATTCGTAACAACCAGAGTTAAACCTTTAGCTTTCGCTGCAGCTTTTCGCCCTGATCGCCATCTATCCTCGATCTTGTCGAGAAAAGAAAGACTGAAATTTCCTAAACCAAAGTCATTTCCACAATACAATTGAAACATCAAACTAGTTAACTCATCATAAGTTTTCTTGTTTGGACACACCATCACTAGCTTGTCCAACGCCTTGTTTAATGCTTCCTCACTACTCTTCTTCATAGCTTTACCCACAAAAATATCCTTTTATTAAAGTTAAATTTGAGTGTTAATTGTTAAGTGAAAATAAAGTGTTTTGAAAGCCCCACTTATTTCATTTAGGCTTAGGAATACTATTTAATTAATAACTATTTAAATTTTGATTGCAAGTAAAAAAAAGGGGCCAGTCTCCCGGCCCCTATCCAACACTAAGGCTAGTAAGTGTTGGTTATTACTTCAAGAGTTTCTTTCCTTGATTTAATAAATTCTCTTTCATTTTAGGTTCAGCAACACCTTCTTTCTTAGCGATCTTTTTAATAGAATCACTAACCATTTTTTTTATCATGTTGCCTGGGTTTCTAAGGCCATTCTCCCCCATAGCCCTAATAATTGTGTATGATTCGATATCTACAGCAATTGATTTCCATTTGTTTACGTCCATTGTTTCTCCTATTTGTCTTGATACTCTTTAGATTTATAAAACTCAACTAAATTTATTTTATTTCTTTGAGTAAGCCCTGCGTTATAGATACGCTCAATGATCGCAATATAATCAGCAGTAGATGTACCAGTTAAAAACCATGAAGATTTACTTTTACAAGCTGTTTTAAATCTTCTGTGATCAAACTTAGGATGTTTGTCTGCAACAATATAAGACACCACCATCGAACGTTTAAATCTTTTGTTCTTAGTAGACTCCATACCATAAAAGTATTTTTTAAGTTGCATTAACTGTGATCCAATACGGTCAGTATGTTCAATACCTCCTGCAGGAATTACAAATCGTCCTGTTTTAAAATCATTACTGATTCTTGTCCACAAGGAAGTTTGTTTTAATAATAGAACCACCATCTCTGCAACATTAATTCCATACTGCTGCATTTTGTTTCTACAAATACGGTAGTCCATTTTATTTCTTGCACAGTGCTGATCTAAATAATTTTCCATAGACCAGTTCTTACGACCTGTGTTTAGTCTAGCCACATCCAATGGATCATCAGAGTCCATAATAATAAATGGAACTTTTAGATCTAATTGTTTTCTAGCTTCTAATGTATGTTGGCCATCAATGACCTCCATGTTTTTATTTACACGAATTGGATCGTATAAATCTTTTTCTTCAATCAACTTTTTAAGTTGTTGTACGTGTGCTTCATCTACAGGTCTATTACCTCTAGTTTTTTTGAACTTACTGTAATCAGTAGTTTCAAAAAATTTATTATTTATAGCTTTGTTCATATCTTTTCCTCCTTGGTTAATAGAACATTAAATATCCCAGTGATGCAAAAATAAATAATAATACTTTTGCAGGGATAATGGTTAGTAATGCAATAAACATCATACTAA